TTAGTGTCGCCGCGGGCCCGACCGGCTTGGGACGTTTCACCCTGATGTTCTCCAGCGCCACAGCGTACGTTTTCACGCGCACGGCGTAAGACATATCTGCCTCTTTGGTGGGCCAAAGAGGCAGCGTAAAAAACTCGGGGTACTGATATGCAACAGACTGACGTTAGCGCGGCGACTTGCCCGGCTAGTACAGCCACCACGGTGTATGCGGGGCGCGTTCGACTGAAGGCGCTCAGTATCAGCGCAGCTGCTGCTGCCACTGTCACGGTGTTGGACGGGGGCACAACGCTGTTTGTGTACACGGCGACCGCAGCTGGTCCAGTGTATATGCTGCTCCCTGGTGAGGGAGTCCTGTGCAGCACCAGCCTAATAGTAACGTGTTCAGCAAGTGCTTCTGCGGTGGCATTCTATGGCTAAAGCAGCCCCCAAGCTGTCCGTCGGGCGCGGCGAAAAGCTAGCTACCGCCAAGGGCGCAGGGCTTACGGCCAAGGGCCGCGCCAAGTACAACGTAGCAACAGGCAGCAACCTCAAGGCACCACAGCCAGAAGGCGGCGCACGCAAGAACTCTTTTTGCGCACGGATGTCTGGCATGCCCGGCCCGATGAAAGACGAGAAGGGCCAGCCTACGCGCAAGGCCGCGTCGCTGGCGCGGTGGAAGTGCTAAGGAGCAAACATGGAATCTGCAAAAACAGACAAGGCTCAAGACAAGGCGCTCATCAAAAAGGCTTTTCGAGAGCACGATGCTCAAGAGCACAAGGGCGGTTCGGGTACGGTGTTAAAACTTTCAAGAGGTGGTGGTATGGCTAAAAAAGGCGTTAATCCGTTTGCCAAGTTTGAAAAATCAGGCAAAGACGTGGAAGTCAAGGGCAAAGGCAAGGAGGGCTCCAAAAAAGAGAAGGCCTTCGACAAGAAGCAGATGGGCATGGCCAAGTATGCCAAAGGTGGCGGCATCGAGGTCAAGGGCAAGACTCGCGGCAAAATCTACTAAGGAGCCCAACATGGCACAGAACCCCAACATCGATGATGACACCCGTGCGCGCGCACGAAAGTTTGTTGACGACAACGCCCGCGATGCTGACGTTCCGGCGGCAACCAAAGCAAAGACAGCGATCGTCACAAAAAAACAGCTGGCGGAGTCGGGGTTTGACAACCTGCGCGACTACCTGAACGCGCAGAAAGGGCTTACCCGTCGCGGAACCCGCGCGGCCCCTGCGGCCGACTACAACAACGAAGGCCGGGGGCGCGTCAAACCTGCGGCCGACTACAGCAACGAAGGCCGGGGGCGCGTCAAACCTGCGGCCGACTACAGCAACGAAGGCCGGGGGCGCGGCAAACCTGCGGCGCTGACCACCGAAGAGATGCTGGCGCAGATACCGACAGGCGGAAAGCCCGGCGCGGGCCCGACACCAACAGCGGACGGCGAAGAGACAAGCAGCTACCGAACGGGGTCGGAAACGGGTGACAACGCGGCCAACCTCATGATGGCACTATCTATGGTTCCGGGCATAGGCCCGCTTGCGCGCGAGGCAGCCATGGGACGTATGGCCAGCCGCGCTCCGGCCGCGGTCAACCGCGCGAGAGCCAGTCGGCCGGCGGCCACGGTACGGGCAATCAAAAACCGAGCCAACTTCAAAGACGCCGCCGAAGCCGGAATGAAACACGGCGGTAAAGTTGCCAAGTACGCCAAGGGCGGCGCTGTAACGTCCCGCGGCGACGGCTTGGCACAACGCGGCAAGACTCGCGGGACGATGCGGTAATGACCACTTCAGGCGTGGCTGCGTTCAATATGGACCTCACCGAGGTGTGTGAGGAAGCGTTTGAACGCGCAGGTTCGGAGATGCGAACGGGCTATGACCTTCGCACGGCTCGCCGGTCGCTGAACCTGCTGTTTGCAGACTGGGCAAACCGCGGCATAAACATGTTCACGATGGAGCAGGGCTCCGTTTCGCTGGTCCCGGGGCAGGCCACGTACGCGCTGCCGGAAGATACCGTCGACCTGTTGGAACATGTCGTTCGTACGGGAATAGGAAGCGCGGCCACGCAAACGGACCTGACTATTACGCGGATCAGCGTATCGACGTACTCCACCATCCCGAACAAGCAGACGCAGGCCCGCCCCATCCAAATCTGGATCGAACGGCTAAATACCCCGCAGTTCACCCTCTGGCCGGTCCCCGACAGCGCGCAGGCGTACACGCTTGTGTACTGGCGGCTGCGACGCATTCAAGACGCTGGCGAGGGTGTGAACACGATGGACATGCCTTTTCGGTTCCTGCCATGCATGGTTGCCGGTCTGGCATACTATCTGGCGCTCAAGGTTCCTGGCGGCATGGATCGTCTGCCGATCTTGAAGGCGCAGTATGATGAGGCTTGGCAGATGGCCAGCGACGAGGACCGCGAAAAAGCCAGCGTGCGGTTTGTCCCGCGGCAGATGTTTATCGGCTAGCAGATGGCTAACCAGTTTTCCTCAGCCAAGCACAGCATCGCAGAATGTGATCGCTGCGGCCAGCGGTACAAGCTGAAGGCGCTAAAGAACTTGGTCATTAAGACCAAGACCGTTAACATCATGGTATGCCCGACATGCTGGGACCCCGACCAGCCGCAGCTGCTGCTGGGCATGTACCCTATTTCCGACCCGCAGGCGGTACGAAACCCCCGGCCGGACCAGTCGTACTACCAGTCAGGCCAACTGGCGAATGGGGCTCTTGGCGAAGGCAGTCGTGTTTTTCAGTGGGGCTGGAACCCCATCGGCGGGGCGAGGCAGTTCGACACAGCGCTGACACCAAACAACTTGGTGTCCACTGCGGTTATGGGTACAGTAGTGGTAAGTACAACGTAGGATTCGATATGAAAAAGCAAGCGGACAAGACAGCGCCCGTTCAAAGTGGCGGCAAGCCGTCAGGCGGCACCAAGGGCGGCAAGACCAACGAGCAGATGTTGGCAATGGGCCGCAACATGGCCAAGGCAGCTGCACAAAAGAAGGGGGGCTAGTATGGCCACGTTCAGTAAAAAGTTCAAAGGCAAAGAGATTGGCGACGCCGCCGTCTATGCCAAGCCGCACACCATGAGCGGTAAAGCCGTCGGCATGGAAAAAAACCCCGGTAAGGAGCCAAACCTCGGCAGACTGGCCGCCCGCAGCATGAGCGTTGGCAACATCAGCACGACGACAGGCGATGCTCCGGCCAAGACCAGCGGCATCAAGATACGCGGCATCGGCGCAGCAGAACGCGGCGTGATGGCCCGCGGACCCATGGCGTAACCATGACCTACGACGAGCTTGTCACCGCAGTCTCTGATTACTGCGAGAACACCTTTGTAAACACCGTGGCGCGGCCTGACATGGATACCATGATTAGGCAGGCGGAGCAGAAGATTTACAACACGGTGCAGCTTGCCAGTCTGCGCAAGAACATGACAGGCACGATCAACGCCAACAACAAGTACCTTGCGTGCCCGCCAGACTACTTGTCCACGTACTCGTTGGCGGTAGTCGAAGACTACGGCTTGGCTACCGAGAAATACACCTTCTTGCTGAATAAGGACGTGAACTTCATTCGGGAAGCGTACCCGAACTCGAAAAGCGTAGGGCTTCCTAAATACTACGCGATCTTTGGGCCGTCGGTAGCTGGCGTGGTGGTTGCCACAGAACTGACGCTGATAATGGGGCCAACGCCAGATGCGACGTACACCGCCGAGCTTCACTACTACTACTATCCCGAGTCGATTGTGACTGCAGGGACTACGTGGCTGGGTGAGCATTTCGATTCCGCGCTGCTTAATGGCACGCTCGTGGAGGCCATCCGTTACATGAAAGGCGAAGCCGATTTGGTCACCCTCTACCAGACAATGTACAGTGAATCCATCTCCCTGCTCAAGAACCTGGGCGACGGCAAGCAGCGGGCAGACGCCTATCGTGACGGTCAACTCAGAATTCCGGTGCGCTGATGATTACTCAAGGCCAAACAGACAGCTTCAAGGCAGAGCTGTATCAAGCAATCCATGACCTACCCGCGGACACGCTGAAGATAGCGCTGTACACGGCCGCGGCATCGCTACCGCTTAGTACGCTGGTTTACTCGCCCGCCGAAGAAGTTGTGGGGGCAGGGTATACCGCAGGCGGGTTAACCCTAACGAATGTTACCGTTGCGTATTCCGGCAGTACGGCGTACGTGAGCTTCGACAACCCCGCATGGGCAGGGTCTAGCATTGTCGCGCGCGGCGCGCTCGTGTACAACAACAGCAAGGCCGATCGGTCTGTGGTCATCATAGATTTTGGCGCGGACAAGACCAGCAACGCCAGCACCTTTACCATCGCACTCCCGGCAAACACTGCGGCCAGTGCCCTGATACGCTCTGTTTGAGGAAATTGACATGCTCATTAATACGACCAAAGGTGATATGGACGCCGCCATGCTTGAAAAGCGCGAGGGTTTCGTCGATAATGCCCACGAGCACACCAACTGGGTAGAATACTGGCTGGACGGGGAGCTTGTCCACCGTTCTGTGCACGTACACCTAAAAATAGGCGCGGCCGCCGAAGTTACTGCGGCTATGTTCGCATAAGGGGAAATATCATGGCGAACACGCAAGCACTGTGCACCAGCTTTCTTGGGCAACTGCTGGTAGGCGGGCATCAGTTCGGCGCTGTTACGCTGGCGTCAAGAGGCAGTCTGACCGTGCCCACTAAGGACACGTTCAAAGCAGCGTTGTTTCTTGCGTCGGCAACAGTCAATGCCTCCACCGCTGCGTACTCAGCCTCGGGCGAAGTCTCCGGGGCAGGCTACGCGGCCGGTGGCATTACCGTAACCAACGCAGTAAACCCGGCCAGCACCAACGCATCGGCAACTGCGGGCACCGCGTACTGGACGCCATCGGCGTCGCTGTCGTACACGTCGGTGACGCTGGCCACGGCCTTCGACTCCGTACTGATCTACAACAATACGCAAGGAAACACGGCTGTCAGCGTACACACCTTTGGCTCACAGACGGTAACCGCAGGTACGTTCACACTGACGATGCCAACAAATGCGACCACCACGGCACTGCTGCGATTGGCAACAACGTAAAAGGCAGCCATGTCGCTCGGCTGGGGCAATGACGCATGGGGTGATAATGGCTGGGGCGGAACGCTAGAGGCTGCGGGAGTAGCCGCGGCCGGAGCCGCAGGCACGACAGCCCCCAGCATCGTGGTGGCCCTTACCGGCGCAGCAGCGGCCGGCGCAGTCGGTACCGCGGGGACTAGCCGCAGCAAGGCGCTTACCGGCGCAGCAGCGGCCGGCGCAGTCGGCACCCCAGGGGTAGCCCGCAGCAAGGCGCTTACCGGCGCAGCAGCGGCCGGCACGGTTGGTACCGCGGGGGCAGCCAGCAGCAAGGCTCTTACCGGCGTAGCGGCGGCCGGCGCAGTCGGTACCGCGGGGACTAGCCGCAGCAAGTCTCTTACCGGAGTAGCGGCGGGCGGCGCAGTCGGTACCGCGGGGGTAGCCCGCAGCAAGTCTCTTACCGGCGTAGCGGCGGCCGGCGCAGCCAGCGGAGTTACCGCGCTAGTTACGCTGGGTAGCGTCATCGCCGTAGGTACGGCAGGCAGCACCGGAGTCACCGTCTCGGTGGCTCTTACAGGCGCGGCCGCAGCTGCCGCGCCGGGTACCGTCGGCCACAGCAAGGACGTAGCCATTACGGGGGCTGCAGCAGGCGGGGCTGTCGGGTTCGTCGAGGCAAGCCGCAGCGTGGCTTTGATGGGTGCGTTTAGCGCAGGTCTTGCGGGCAGCCTCGGAGTAGTAAATTGGCTTCTGATCGACGATGCAGAGGCGGCAAACTGGACACCGGTGAATGCGGCGCAAGCGCCTAGCTGGGCCATCACGGACGACACACAGACCCCTGCGTGGGCGCTAGTGAATGCGGCGCAAACGCCTAGCTGGGCCGCCCTAGACGACACACAGACCCCGGCGTGGGCGATAATTGACACGGAAGTAACGTAAAGGACACGAAATGGCAACAGCAAATACTACCCTCTTGGGCCTTGCGCTTCCGGTAACCGGGGAACTTTCCGGCACTTGGGGTGACACGGTTAACGCCTCGATCACCGCGTTGCTCGACACCGCCGTCGCGGGAACCACCGCGCTCTCGACCGATGCGGACGTTACGCTAACAACCACCGTACTTGCAGCCAACCAAGCGCGGCAGGCGGTACTGCTGTGCTCCGGCGCGCGCACTGCGCTGCGAAATATTACGGCCCCAGCGCAATCCAAAACATACACGGTCATCAACGCCACTACGGGCGGGTTTAGCGTCGTCATCCGGGGCACGGGCCCGACCACAGGGGTAACAGTTGTTGCCGGCGAAGCAGTCGTAGTGGCGTGGGACGGAGCAGACTTCATCAAGATCAGCAGCAATTCTGTCGTTGGTGCGTTGACGGTATCGTCGTTGACGGACACAGGGCTTACGGCGTCCAGCGCAGTGGCCACGGATGGCAGCAAGACACTGGTTAGCGTGGCCAATACCGGAACCGGCAACAACGTGCTTGCCACGTCGCCTACTCTGGTATCCCCCGCGCTAGGAACACCCGCAGCCCTAGTCGGCACAAACATCACTGGAACCGCCGCGGGCCTGACTGCGGGGAACACGACTACCAACGCGAACCTCACAGGTGCAGTAACTTCTGCAGGCAATGCCACCTCGTTAGGGTCATTCACTTCGGCCCAGCTTGCTACGGCGCTTACCGACGAAACCGGGTCGGGCGCAAATGTATTTGCCACAAGCCCAACCCTAGTAACCCCAGCTTTAGGAACCCCGAGCAGCGGCGTAGTCACAAACCTGACGGGTACGGCCTCGATAAATATCAATGGCACTGTCGGCGCTACAACGGCCTCCACAGGTGCATTCACCGCGCTGTCATCCACCGCAGGCGCTAACTTTGCTACGAGTAGCGGGAATGTGGGTATTGGGACTGGGAGTCCAGCTGACAAGCTTCATGTTTTAGGCAAAGGTCGTTTTGAGGGTGTGGGGTCGTTTGAGGCGCTAGAGCTAATGACATCTGACGCTAACCGGGTTTATATAACCGGGAATTCGACTGTCAGCGGTGACATGTGGCGCGTAGGTAG